CCTCGACGGTGCTACGCAGTCATTAACTATGCTCACGGGAGCATTGACTAACAATGGCAAACTGATATTTGGAACTGCCGCAGGCAACAATGCCGGCGATGCCAATGCTATAGAACTCAAAGCCACTGACGGCGATGTCTATTTAACTTCCACCGAAAGCGTGAAGATCACTGTGGATGCCAATGACAGCAGTGCTCGAGTTTGGCGTTTTGATCCTACTGGTGAATTAGCATTTCCAGATGGAACTAGCCAATCTACGGCCTATCAAACATCAATTGTTAGGGCACAGCGAGCATCAGGTGGAATAAGCACAACTCCAGATAAATGGACATTTACTACTGTTACTGGATCAGTAACTGGGGAATGGGTAGTAGACGGGGCCGCGGCATATCCAGCATTAGGGTTGGGTAGTAATCCGTACATAATTTTTACACTCACCGGGTTTACAAAACTACCAGAAACTTTTTATAGGTTAGGCATTACTGGAGCAAGCCCTGGCCTAACTAACGATTCCTCTGCCGCCCAAAATATGACCAATGCAACTTCGCCTAATATATTGACTGCCTTTAATCCCGCACTACATAAGTATGCTTTTTCTGAAGGTTCTGTTCTTGTGACAGACATATATTGGGAATTCAGAATGTAAACGGTTAAATATACTAAAGAGAGCGTATTATGGCCATACAAACGATAAACATAGGTAATGTAGTCAACGACGGGCTAGGCGATGACCTACGCACGGCATTTCAAAAGGTAAATGCCAACTTCTCAGATCTTGGCACACAGTTAACTATTACCGCTGTGAACGTCAACGACACTGGCGTGGGCGTGTTCAAAGAAAAAGTCGGCGCAGAACTGAGATTTAAAAAATTAGTAAGCGGTACTAAAATGCTGCTCACTGACACGGACACCAGCATAGTGGTCAACAGCACAGCACCAGATGCTTTTATTAGGATAGACACAGACGCTGGTATGATGTTGGCCAGCACTCATCAACAGATCACCATAGCAGGCACCGCAGCTCCGGGGTCTGTGACCAGTGTCAAAGACATTGAAGTCACTGCATTTGGTTCTGCTATTTCGATCAAAACCATTATACCAGTCACAGATATATTAACCTCATATGATTTTGGTGCCATTACCGGTACACTTAACAACTCCATGCAGGCGCTGTTCGCAGCATCTAATATGGACTTTGGCACAATTACTCTGCCAGGCAGATTTGATCTAGACTGCGGCACAATTGTTTAAGGTGAAATCCAGATGATAACCTGGATCACCCCAGCTGGCAGCCTAGGCATACTCACAGAACGCATCATCATCGATCTGCCTTTGTCAGCTACCAGCGACCTTGGCGCAGTCACAATGACCCTGTTGGCAGGCGCCCTGCCGAGAGGTCTCAGACTCAGCAATAATGCCATCAAAGGTTCGCCTACTGAGGTCAAGGTCTACACCACTAGCAGGTTTGTGATCCGAGCTTCTGACGGTGTAGACCTAGAAGACCGCACCTTCAGTATGACAGTGGACGGATCGGATGCTCCTATATGGTTAACACAAGAAGGATTCCTTAACATAGGTCCTGCGGAAGCCTACTTTGTCTTAGACAATGCTCAAGTTAACTTCCAACTAGAAGCCACTGACACAGATTTAATCGCCGGTGATCAGTTGGAATTTTATCTAGTACCTAACGGCGGACTACTACCTCCAGGTTTGTCTCTGAGCCGAACGGGAGTGATTTCTGGTTTCACTGATCCTATATTTGCTCTAGAATATCTCAGAGATGCATCTGGAGGCTACGACACAGCACCTTTGGATGTAGCTCCATTAGATTTCGTTGAAGCTAGATCTAATGGATTTGATACATTCGTCTATGATTCACAATATTTTGACTACAACGAACCCAGCCAGACACCGAGACGACTCAGCAGAATCTACACATTCATAGTAGCTGTCACAGACGGTGTGCATACAGAAACTAGATTGTTTAAGATCTATGTTGTAACTGAAGAATTTTTACAGGCAGATAACTCCATTGTACAGGTCGATACCAATCTGTTTACATCAGATGCTAATAGCAATCGAACTCCTATTTGGATTACTGAAAGTGATCTTGGGCGATTCCGAGCCAACAATTACGTAACTATTTTTCTAGATGTGTATGATCCTCCTACTTTGACTGGAACTATAACGTATTTTCTATTACCCACTAACGCGGACGGATCGTCGAGCCAGCTTCCCCCAGGCATGTCTCTAGACAGTGTCACTGGAGAAATAGCGGGACGTGTGCCCTATCAGGCCAGGGTTTCACGAACCTATATGTTCACTATGCGGGCTGCTAATTTTACCAGCACCTTGGCCTATTCTACTTATACACTTAAAGGTACATGGAACAACAGCACCAACTATCTAGTCAATGATGCTGTGATATATCTAGGACTGATCTATATCTGTACTGTAGCACATCGCAATCGACTGCCTACAGATGTAGAATTTTGGATCGCGGGAGTTTCAACCGCTGACAAACAGTTCACAGTGGAAATAGTAGGCGAAATTGACAGTGCAGTGGAGTGGATCACCGACAGTGATCTCGGAACTATTAAACCTAACCAACCCAGTCAAAAATATGTTCAAGCAGAAACACTGTTGTATGGTGGTAGGATAGGTTATGAATTTGTATCCGGTACACTGCCGCCAGGACTGACATTTGTGCCTACGGGTGATATCCAAGGCAAGGTCAAACAGTTTGCAGATGAGGCTGGTCCAGGCCTAACTAGATTCTATGAACGTGTAGACAGCCTAGCACCTGCAGAGGACAGTTCCACCTTGAGTAAAGATTTTACCAACGCATTCGACGGGGGTGTAACAGGATTTGACAAAAAGTTTACATTCACTATACGAGCTCGAGACAGTGTGAACTTCGCTACTCTTAACAGAACTTTTAGTATAACAGTTGTAGCAGAAAACACTAAAACATTCGCTAATCTATATGTTAAAGCCTTCCAGACCAAGAGCAAAAGACTAGCTTGGTATAATTTTATCACAGACGTAACTATTTTCCAACCCAGTGATTTGTATAGATACGGTGATTCAAATTTTGGTGTGCAGACCGCATTACAGATCTTGGTATATGCAGGTATAGAAAGTTTAGAAGCTGTTCGCTATGTACAGAGCATGAGCAGAAATCACTATCGCAAAAGATTACAGTTCGGAGATCTAGGTGTAGCAAAAGCCAAAGATCAACAAACTCAAGAAACTGTATATGAAGTTATCTATGTCAACATTGTTGATCCTTTAGAAAAAGATGGTCGTAGTATCAGCGGCACAGTAAATTTACCCAACAATATTAATAGTCCTGTTCTTATCAGCTATGACAGCATAAAAATTGACAGTGATATACCATTAGTCAGTGACCGAGATCATCAAAGAATATTTCCAAATAGTTTAAAAAATATGCGTAGGCGTATGGCCGACACTGGTGCTAATGATCGTGAATTTTTACCTCTCTGGATGCGTAGCATACAGGATGCTGGATCATACGAACCAGGTTATGTAAAAGCTTTGCCCCTGTGTTACTGCAATCCCGGCACAGCAGTCAATGTTTTAGCCAGGATACGTGCCAGCGGGTTTGATTTTAAGACCATCGATTTCGTAGCAGATCGCTACGTCATAGATATCATAGACGGTGAAATAGAGGATAAATACCTTGCATTTCCGCAACGTGGAGAAAAATTACCTTGACAAGCCTTATTAATTTCGCAGCAATAAATGAAAACTTTCCTGTAGCTGGGCAGGACAACGACACGCAGGTGTTCAGAGACAACTTTGACACCATTAAAACCAACTTTTCAGCAGCCAAAACTGAAATTGAAGATCTACAGGATAATGTGGCCCGCACCGACGTTGACAGTGATTTTAACTATAATGTTGCCACTGCTATCACTCTACAAGACGCATACTTCCGTAAAAAAGATTATGGCGCTACAATAATAGTAGGAACCCAGGAGGTCAGTTTCAAACAGGCTATGTATCACATCATAAAGTTTGGTACTAACTGTGCTATTGAATTTACAGAGTTTCCTACCGCTGCGGTAGATGTAGGCGGACTTGGACAGGTAGGTAAAGCTACTCTTGAACTCTACGGCGATGGTACCGCAAGGACCATCACATTCACTCTAACAGGTAGTACTGTGTTGAAAAAGTCCCCAGGATTTCCCGGCAGTCTCACTGTTACGTCTGCTACCAATCCTGTGATCATCGAAGTTTGGCAACACAGCGAAGCCATTATATTTCTTAACTATCTAGGCGCATACAGCTGATGTTTCATCCCCTAGAAAGTGATTTGAGCACAATGAAAGATCAGGATGTGGAAAACAAACTGATCGAATTGAACAAAAAATACCACGCAGCAGCCCGTTTGGGCAGTAGAGATCTCTTGACACAGCTATCAACTTTCATTACAATATATAGACAGGAACTTGCTAAAAGGCATGCAGACAAAATGAAAAGCACAGATAGTGATCTAGGTCAATTGATCAATGTTGATTAATAACACCAATGAACAACTGATACAGGGTGTTCTAAGGCATGGTCCTGGCATACTAGAACACTGTGTAAGTCTAGACAATTTATCTCAGTATTCAGATAGAGTGCTGACTGAGAAGTTGAGATATCCAATCCCTCCCAAAGCCATAGATCACACAGATTATTTTATTCCCAAAGAATACAAAAATTTTGACATTGAAAATTGGGTGTTAGAACAGTGTCTTGACGTTGGTAGTTATCAACGTGCTCAAGAAGAGCTGAGCCTATTTGCCAAATATCAAATGATTCCGATGCTGCGGACCATGAAATATATTGTAGATACTCTTAGATCCAACAACATAATTTGGGGAGTAGGTCGAGGCAGTTCTGTGGCCAGTTATGTGCTTCATATCATAGGGGTACACAAGATTGACCCGATTAAATACAGCATACCAATAGAAGAATTCTTTAAGGAGAAACAAAATGGGTAGAACATACACCAGTGTGAGAGGCAAAGAAATTGACATGGAGAAATTATCTCTACGCAATGAAAAAACACCAGCTGTGGGAAACATGCGAGTTAATGCTCGAGGTGACGAGCTAGGTGAAGGTGGCAAAATCGTCCGAACCAGAGAGCAGGTACTACAAGACTACTATGCGCAGAATCCCGGTGCACAGCGTGAGGAAGTAGCTGTACGCGGTAATAAAAGATAACGATTATGACCACATCATTCGAAGCACGAAAAATGCAGGTGCGTCCTTTGAGCCAAGACATATTGGTGCATGGCATGGACATGGGGGAACAGACTACTGCCGCAGGTATAGTGATCCACAGCGACGATGGCAAAGCTCATGGTGTTAAACCGCGTTGGGCACAGGTCTATAAGGTAGGTGCTAGTTGTGAACTGGATGTCGAACCAGGTCAATGGATATTGATTGAACACGGTCGCTGGACCCGCAAGATCAAGATCGACGACGGTGAAAGCATCAAGGAAGTGCAGAAAGTTGAAGTATCTGCTGTGATAGCGGTCACAGATCAAAAACCCAATGACTTTTATATAGGTCAAGAATTTTCCAATGGATCAAGCATGAACATCAGTCCACAAGATTTCCGCCCTGGAAACATGTCAAAGATCGGCTAATGGGTTTCCGAAAAAGTTGGGACGTAGCAGACATAACAACTCAGCTGCATGCTCTGGCCAGAGAGTGTAGCAGTCCTTACAATGACGGATTCACTGCCTTCTATGCTAAACAGGATCTATATCGCATCAAAGCCATAGTCGACACTGCATTGGCTGAATCTCCAGATTTCGGAGATTTAGAGAAAGCCTGGTTGCAAGAACAGGAAAAAAAGCGTATCATTAAGATATTAAAGTCTTAAGGAGATACGATGACTAACCCATTTCGAGATCAAGCGAAGTTCATGAAAGCCTGTGATCAGACAGTAGACAGTTGGAATCATAGTCAGTTTAATCTCTACGTTAATTTAATTGACGAAGAAGCCGAAGAATTAAAAGAAGCGATCAATAACTGCGACAGTGTGGAAATATTAGATGCGCTAACTGACATCTTAGTGGTCACTATCGGTGCCATTCACTCAATAGGGGCAGATGCAGAAGGTGCATGGAAAGAAGTTATGCAGACAAACTTCGCTAAAATTGATCATGAAACCGGAAAGGTTCGCAAGCGTGAGGATGGCAAAGTGCTTAAACCAGTGGGCTGGATTTCTCCTAATCTCAAAGAATTTGTTATCAAGAAATGAAACTAGGATTCACCTGCTCAACATTTGATCTGTTTCACGCAGGTCATATCATCATGCTCAAAGACGCAAAAACACAATGCGACTATTTGATAGTGGGATTGCAGACAGATCCAACTATAGATCGTCCAACAGAAAAAAATAAACCAGTGCAGAGTATCTTTGAAAGGTACGTGCAGCTACAGGCCTGCAAATATGTAGATGAGATTATTGTCTACGCTACAGAAAAAGATCTTCTCGACATCTTGCTAAGTTATCCTATTGATGTTAGAATACTAGGAGATGAGTATGAACACAAGTCATTTACTGGACGCAATGAATGTATTGCCAAAGGTATAAAATTGTACTTTAATAAACGAGAACACACCTTTTCCACTACTGAACTAAGGCAAAGAGTGATTGAATGTGAGGCAGAAAAATTTATGATAAAGGCACGAAAACTATGAAAGAACTATGGGTAGAGAAATATCGTCCCAAGAAAATCAGTGAATACGTTTGGCGTGATGAAAATCAACGTAAACAGGTTGAAGCTTGGATTAGAGAAAAAAGCATCCCCCATCTACTGCTGAGTGGCACACCTGGCATAGGCAAAACCACCATGGCCAAACTGCTGATCAGTGAGATCGGTATCGAGGACTATGATGTTCTAGAGATCAACGCCAGCCGTGAGCGTGGAATAGATCTCATGAAAGAAAAGATCACTAACTTTGTCAGCATGATTCCGTTTGGGCCTTTCAAAGTAGTGTTGCTTGACGAAGCAGATCGACTGACACCATTCGCGCAGGATGCTCTCAAAGGCGTCATGGAAGAGTATTCTAACTTCAGCAGATTCATATTGACCTGTAACACACCTAACATGATCGTACCTGCGATCCACAGTCGTTGCCAACAGTTTCATTTTACTAAACTTGATCAGACTGAGTATACTGCCCGAGCTGCCACTGTGTTGGTCGAAGAAGGCATAGACTTTGATCTCGACACCCTGGACAACTATGTCAAGGTGGCCTATCCCGATCTGCGCAAATGTCTTAACCTACTGCAACAACACGCCACACAGGGCAAACTAACCATGCCCAGCGAAAGCGATACTGGCACACTGGAGTGGAAGTTTGATATGGTAGAACTGTTTAAGGCAGGTAAGATCAACGAAGCTCGCAAGATGTTGTGTGGCAAGATACAGGCTGATGAGATGATTGAAGTGTATCGTTGGCTGTATATGAATCTCGATATATTTGGTGCTGAGGAAAATCAAGATAAAGCGGTGCTACTAATCAAACAGGGATTGATAGATCATGTGGTATGTGCCGACAGCGAAATCAATCTATCTGCTACATTGATCAAACTTTCTAAACTAAATGTCAGATGAAAAATCAAACTTGGCCAAAGGCCGAGACAGTTTTGATGCCAAGATAGAGGACAGTCTAGTTGCGTTTTTTAATAAGAATGTAACTCCGTATCCCACAGAGGTAGGTTCTCCTGCTTTTGACCTGATTCCCATCGAGAAGCAGAAAGACGTAATGGTCAATGTGGCCCGCATGCACGGGCAACAGGAATACAATCGTATCATGCAATTGGTGGCAGTTCTACAGACGCAGGCGGCCAGTATCAAACGTAGATTAGAAATTACCGATTGGGTTCATGCGGCCAAGTATCAGTTTCAAACCTATCATGGACAGATATATTGGTTGGCCAACGACACACGCCGCGGTGGTACATTGCTAACTCAGCACGGTCCCGATGATTGGTCTAGTAGTGCACCAGATAATTATGACTACATCTGTCGTGTAAAATGGTTGGGAGATTATACCTGGCTGGAAGTAGATGGTGACGGCAATCCTGTAAACGACTAAGGGGTCCGGAGACCCCTTGTATCTCCTTATGTAAGTTTAAGCGTCGCCGTAGATAGATAATATCTCTTTGACTGCTTCATGACGTTCTACATCCTCTATATCAAACTCTACAAGATCAACATACCGATGACCTTGGAAATTGTTGTATAGATGTAAAAACTCCAACAATCCGTTGGTACTAGGACGATCTGCTTGTTGTAGGTCTCCTGTTACAACCATCTTAGATCCTTGCCCTAATCTTGTTAACAGCATTTTCATCTGGCTAGGTGTGGCATTCTGCATTTCGTCTGCAACAATCACCGCGTTTTTGAAAGTTCTTCCACGCATATAGGCCAAAGGACTGGTTTCGATCACTCCCTCTTTCACAAAGTTTTCTATCTCTCTGGCGTTGAAATTTTCCGTGAACACATCAAAAATAGGCTTTGTCCAAGGTTCCATTTTTTCATTTAGATCCCCGGGCAAGAATCCGTGTTGCTCATCAACACTGACAGCAGGTCGAGTAATAATGATCTTATCTGCATCACCGTATTTTAGTTGATCGATAGCCCACTGAACACCCAGCATGGTTTTACCCGTACCGGCTGGACCGATAGCGAATATAATCATTTTGTTGGGATCGTTTAGTTTGAGTAAGTAAGTTTCTTGACTTAGGTTCTTGGGATATATTTGAACTCGTTTGCGCTTCTCGTTCAATCTTTGATCAATATTTATAACGTTGCTGGGAAAACGTGAATCATACTGCGGTTTTTGCTGTACTTGCGCTCTTTTTCGCTTCATATAAGGTTAGCCCTCCTGTAAGTGTTAGGCACGGACCCTAAACCGTAGTGTCCGTAGCCGAACACATGTGTATTTAACCAATGGTGGGAAAAGTAAAGTGTTATGTTTGATTTTTGGCGATAAATACAAAGGGAGATACCATGGCAGATATTAAAGACGTTATAGCTAATATAGAACAGGTTTACGGTTCTAATAACAGTTTGAATTTACTCAAGGATTTTGAACGTGTGATCGACGAACTAGATGTCTATGTCTACGACAACTGGCTAGACGGAGAACTGGTGTCTGGTCCTAAAGAATCCAGATATTTCGTGGAATGCACATTTATGTGGCCCGAAAAAGACATGCCGGAGCCTGCAGGCGGAAAAAGACTTTTAGAATACGGCTGCAAAGTACAGGTAGCTGAAACTGCGATATCAAAGGTGCGCAAGATCAAGACCCCCGATGATATTCGTCCAGGCACACGTAAAGGCAAAATCGATCAGGAACCTGTATGGATGATTAAAATCACCATGCCTAAGAAACTGATGAACGATATCAATCGAGGTTACACAGAACTAGACAAGAACAAAATAGAGGACATAGTCAGCGCATCAGGAGTTAATGCACAGATTGATCCTGCAGAACAACAAGCACAGGAAATGGCAAATGCACAACCAGCACCAGCAGCTTAACGAAGGTCTCAGAGCAGACGATCTCAAAGAAATGGTTCATCCAACCTTTGAGGTAGATTCATTTAGATCCAAGATGGGCGAGGATCAAGACGTGTGTGTGATCAGTTTCAAGGTCAACGATCGTTCACCGGCCAAAGATCTAATGGAATTTATCGAGAAGGGATATGCTTTTGTTTTAGATGCAGATGTCAGCAGCGGAGAAGATAACCGTGGTGAGTACTCTGTGTTTGTAGAAATAGCTCGCACAGCTAAATTGTCTGAGCAGATCAAAGAACTCACCTACGGTGTAAAAAAACTCACAGGACTAGACGATCTAAAATTTAAATATTATAAAGAAAATCAAGTACACGAAGCCACTGAAGAAAATCTAAAGAAAAAGATTCCTGACAATTCTTCTGCTTATCAAGGACTGATGGATCGCATGCGCACAGAAAGTGTGCGAGACTTTTTCACAAAAACTCTCATGGATGATCTCACTCTAGATGGTGACGTCATTACCATACACAAACCATTTAATCGTTCTATCAAACTACAGATAGTCAAAGATGGTTCCACTGAATCTATACTAGAAGGCATAGACGATGGCTATACCGTAGACGAAACAGCCAGCAGTGAAATGTTTTGGCTGACTAAAGTATTAGGTGACTACCATATAAATAAAGTTGGCGAAAATTTTGTTTTCTACAACGGCGCAAGGTCTATGCTATTAAAAAGGACAGAACAATGAGCTTTACATTCCAATTTACCAAAGAACAATTAAAAGAGATGATTCCCAAGAATCCCTATGTGGATCAATGGTATCATGCACTTGCAGAAATCCTTCCCGAATATGAAATCAATACACCTCAGCGTGTGGCAGCGTTTTTAGCACAATGCGCACACGAAAGTGGTAATTTTGTTTTCTTAAAAGAAAATTTAAATTATAAAGCAGCCAGTCTACGTAAGGTATTTCCTAAATATTTTCCAGACGATGCCACAGCCGCAGCCTATGCTAATAAACCAGAAATGATTGCCAACAGAGTCTATGCAAATCGTATGGGCAATGGTGACGAGGCCAGCGGCGACGGATGGCGGTTCTGCGGTAGAGGACTGATTCAGTTAACTGGAAAGAATAATTATACATTCTTCGCAGGATCGCTAGACATTCCTATCCAAGAGGCCAGCGAATATTTAGAAACGTTCGAGGGTGCTGTACAGAGTGCTTGTTTCTTCTGGGAACAAAACAAACTTAATCAATGGGCCGACACTGGGGATATACTAACGTTAACTAAACGCATTAATGGCGGCACTATCGGACTGGAAGACAGGATCAAACATTATAATCACGCCCTCCATATATTTGGAGTTTAAAAATGTTTACTTGGTTAATAGATGCAGTTCTCAGTAGTATTCCCGCCTGGATGTGGTTGGCGGGCACTGGAGCTGGTCTAGTAGCATTTTTCTTTGCCAGCATATTCAGTCACTTTCCTCCTCTAAAACCTTACATGATGCTGATAAAACCTTTGGGCGGTATTGCTGCATTAGTTTGTGTCTTCATGTATGGCGGTAGCGGTGTACAGGCCATGTGGGAAGAAAAAGTACGAGTAGCACAAGAAGAAGTAGACAAAAAAGCCAAAGAAGCAGAAGATCTAAACAAAAAATTATCCGATGAGCGTAAAAAGAAACAAGATGTTAGAGTTGAGTATAGAGATAGGGTAAGAACAGAAATACAGGTACAGAGAGAATACATAGACAAGGACTGCAAAATAGATCCTAAAGTAAATGAACTTATTAATAAATCTGCTACCAATCCGGAGAAAGCTAAATGAAACTTTGGATTTTGTTAACACCTTTCTTACTTTCTGGATGTCTTTTCAAACAGCCCGTACCTATCAAACAGGTATGGCCAGATGTGCCTAAAGAATTATTAGATGCTTGCCCCGATCTAAAATTAGTAAAACCCGACACAGACAAATTAAGTGATATCGTAAGTGTAGTATCAGATAATTATTCTACCTATTATGAATGCAAGGCCAAAGTAGATGATTGGATCATATGGTATAACGGACAGAAAAAGATAAATGAGGGAAAATAGCCATGAGTTTTATTAGAAAACTTGAAGAAGGGGCGGCTAAAAAATTGAGACGTATTTTTTTAGATTCAAATAAACGAGCAGAATATGCTGCTAATGATGTTAATAGGTTAGAAAAAGAATTAGCCAACGCTAAGATCAAAGCCTACAACGAAGCTAAAGCAGCCCACGAAGCAGCGGTACAGGCTGCAGACAAAGCACAAAAGGTAGCCACTGAATTATTACTAGAAGTTCGTGCCTGTGAAGAAAGATTAAAGACACAAGAAGAAATTCTTAAAGGAGCACAACAATGAATTGGTTCCACAGCATGCTTACTGATGGAACAGACGAAGGCATCAGTAGTAAACGAGCAATAACCCTAGCTGCTTTTTTACTCTGTGCGGCAGGATTTGTAGGCGATCTTATCTGGGATAAGAAGGTGGATCCTAATGTTTACGAAGCAATGATGTACATTGTTGTAGCAGGTCTAGGATTCACTGCATCAGAAAAGTTTTCTAAATCTAAAACAGAATATCCCAAGAAATAGTAGCAGTTTATATTAAAACAATCAAGCACAGTTTTCTGGGCTTTTTTGTTAAATAACAATATAGTTAATTAGAGCGAGGAGCGTGATGGACGATAAAAAGTTACTCAAGTGGGTGTTTATAATTTTATTAGCGCCTCTTGCCTTGGCATATTTCAGTGATGGGGATCGATTTAGGTATCCATGTCAAGATCCCAAGAACTGGGATAAAGAAATGTGCAAATTACCTCATTGTGATGTTACACGCACATGCCCCGAACATATTTTTAAAGGTCAACGTGACCCAAGACTAGGACCAGGAAAAGATGAACCGACTAAAACAATTACTACTCCAGCTCAGGGGTTTAACGCACAAGGAGCAAACTGTGGAAAATAATAATGTACCTCAACGCTATACCGAAGACGAGTTAATGGCTCGACTGAAATTCTTTATTGGTATCTGCCTAGCACTAACATTATTTGGTATCGTATTTGTCGTATTATATTCTTTGATTTTCGTAACACAACCTCTTAATGCTATTAGTCCGATTGATCAAAAGTTTTTTGAACTTATTATTCCTATCGCAACGTTCTTGACTGGCACATTATCTGGAATTATGCTAGCAGGCAACGATAAAGATTTAAAAGCCAAAGCATTAGATGCTGCCAACAAACCTCCCGCAGTAAGCGGCAGTAGTCCAACACCTAATAGTCCAGCAGGTGGATTTTCAGCATCTGCTAGCCTAGGTGGATTTAATGCATCATTTAAATCACCGACACCTGCATTTGGCGGTACTCCGCTAGGCGGGAATTCAGCTAGTACATTTGGTGCGCCAGATACATCTGCCTTTGGCGGAATGCCTGCAGCACCTATGATGAGCAGTACCGGCAAACCAATGCCTATGCAACCACCACAACCAGAGCTATAAGGAGCACTAAATGAAACACATTATTTTCGCAGCAGGTCTAGCATTAGCTGTAGCATATCCCGCTTATGCAGATAATCAAGATAAAAAAGCAGAAACTAAAAAAGTCTGCGTTGATGTTCAAGGCAAAGATGGCAAGCCTGTAATGGATCCAAAAACCAATAAACCAAAACAGGATTGCAAAGAAGTCAAGGTCCATAAAAAACACGAAGGCACAGCAGTATCGGTTAAAAAATAATCTTTGCTCAGTAAATCTGTAGTAAATACTTAGGACTACTTGACGTAGTCCTATTTTTATTGTATACTGATAACATGGATTATTACGCTACCCTAGGATTAAAAAGAGGCGCCACAGACGCCGAAATCAAAAAAGCCTATAGATCAATGGCTATGAAGCATCACCCCGATCGCGGTGGCGATCAAGCCAAGTTCAAAGAAATTTCTACGGCCTACGAAGCTCTAAGTGATCCGGACAAACGCAGAATGATTGATGCTGGTATAGATCCCAATCAACAGGGCTTTCACCATCAAGGTCAACAGAATCCATTCGAGTTCCATTTTGGAACAGGTAATCTAAATGATCTGTTTGGAAACTTTAGCTTCGGAGGCGGATTTGGCCGAGAACCTTTAAGAAAAAATAAAACCCTAAACATCACCATAGAGATTTCTCTAGAAGATGTCTTACAGGGTAAAGAACTTAATGCAGAAATAACCATACCTGGCGGTAAAAACAAAATGATCAACATTTCCATTCCAGCAGGAATAGAACATGGTCAACAGATACGCTACGAAGGCATGGGAGATAATTCCATACAGGGGCTAAGACCGGGCGATCTCATAGTGAATATACTGGTCAAAGAGCATGTTCGTTTTCAACGAGAGCGCACATCATTGATCTTAGAACAGCAGATTTCTGTATGGGATGCTATCCTTGGCACAGACGTAACCATACAGACCTTAGATAATAAAACACTCAGCATTACTGTGCCAGCAGGCACACAGCCCGATACTGTATTAAGCTGCAGGGGCGAGGGCCTGCCTAACATGAGAAATAGACAGCGAGGAAACCTTTTGGTTAGACTAAAAGTGCATGTGCCACAGAATCTCAGCGAAAATCAACGAGCACAGATTAAACATTTACAACAACAGGGAATATAAACAGTGATAGAACCCAGCAAACACCTACAAGACATTTTTGAAAACTCTATCAATTTGGCTAAAGGTCTTGGACACGAGTACATTACCATAGAACATATTGTATATGCTATGATCAGTGATCAAGAAACCTACACTCTGTTAGAAAGTTTTGGAGCAGACGCTGCCTTTGTTAAAACCAATCTCGATCATTATCTAAAAAACAATCTCAACGACATTAAGACCGCAGAAAAAAACTATAAACCTAAAAAAACTAATTCAGTAGAGCGTGTGCTGAATCGCTGTTTTACTCAGGTGTTGTTTAGTGGACGCCAGCGCATGGAAGTAGCTGATGTGATCATCAGTGTGCTCAGTGAAAAGAACAGTTTTGGTTTTTACTTCTTGCAAAAAGGTGGCGTCACTAAAGAAAAGTTTGTGAAATTTTTCCAAGAAAATGTTGTGCATTCAGAGTCTGTGGATGTCGAAGGAGAGATCAAACAGGTATCAAGCAATCAGATCGATAGGATTCTCAATCAATTCTGTACCAACCTCAGCCTCAAAGCCAAACAACGCAAACTTGATCCAGTGATCGGCCGCGATGAAGAAATTGAAAAAATACAGTTGGTATTAGCTCGTAGAAACAAAGCCAATGTGTTGATGGTCGGAGATCCTGGAGTAGGTAAAACTGCCATCGCCGAAGGACTTGCTCGCAAGATACATGAAAAGAAGGTTCCTAGATTCATACAGGATCATCAGGTCTATACCTTGGATATTTCCGCCATGTTGGCAGGGTCTAAGTATAGAGGTGATTTTGAAGAACGTGTCAAGGCAGTGTTAGCAGCGTTGGAAAAGAAAGGCAAGATTATTCTGTTCGTAGATGAAGCACACATGATGCAGGGAGCAGGAGCAGCTAATCAAAGTTCCAACGACATGAGCAACATGCTGAAACCCATACTGACCAGGGGTGTGATCAAGCTCATAGCATCTACAACCTGGGAAGAATATCGCAAACACTTTGAAAGTGATCGTGCTCTGATGCGTAGATTCCAACGTGTGACTATCGAAGAACCTTCTGAAGAAATGTCTGTAAAGATTCTAAAAGGACTTAAAAAATACTACGAAAGTCATCACAATGTAAAAATATCAGATGCTGCTATAGAACAGGCAGTTAAACTCAGTGTCAAATACATGGCAGATAAAAAACTGCCAGATAAAGCTATTGACATTATAGATTGTGCCAGCGCCAGATATAAACTAAAAGATGATGATGGTATGGAAGGTGTGCCACAGATTGTAGACATTGAACAGGTCACTTACGAGTTGAGTAAAATGATTAACATGCCTTTGGAAACCGTGGCGCAAAGAGAATCAAAGAATCTCAGTGATTTAGATTCTCAGATGAAGAGTGTGGTCTATGGACAGGATCGTGCGGTAGAAACACTGCTGGATAAAATCTTTGTTAGTCAGGCAGGCATGAAAGCTCCTAACAAACCCATTGGTAGTTTTTTATTCTCGGGTCCAACAGGCACAGGTAAAACAGAAACTGCCAAACAACTAGCAGACAAGATGGGCATGCAGTTGATTCGATTTGATATGGGTGAATATCAAGAGAAACATTCTGTGGCACGGTTGATCGGAGCTCCTCCGGGATACGTGGGCTATGAAGATAATGCGGGACAGCTGATTACCAAACTGCAAGAGCATGCTAACAGCATTCTATTATTAGATGAAGTAGAAAAAGCACACCCGGATGTCATGAACATATTGTTGGCATTCATGGACAATGGATTTATCACAGGTTCAAATGGTAAACAAGCAGATGGCCGCAACTGCATCCTAATTATGACCAGTAACCTAGGGGCCGCAGACAACGAACGTAACTCCATAGGTTTTGGCACACTAGAGCGTGACGACGAAGATGACAAAGCCATAAAGAAATACTTTGCGCCTGAATTCCGCAATCGACTAGATGCTGTTATCAAATTTAGTAAGCTAGACCACAAAGTGGTTGAACAGATTGTTAAGAAGTTTGTGGGAGATCTCAATTCACAACTCAAAGACAAAGGCATAGAGATAGTGTTGACCGCCAAGGCAGCAAAATATCTAGCAGAGCGTGGCTATGATTCCAAGATGGGTGCTAGACCGTTGGCAAGATTGATAGACAATGAAGTTAAATCACCCCTAAGTCGCAGAGTGCTGTTTGGGGATCTAGTTAATGGTGGTCGTGTTACTGTAGATATCGTAGACGATAAACTAGATTTTGTTGTAACTGAATTGCCTAAACCGTTGACCAAAGCTGAACGCAAATTGCTGAAATTACAACAGAGTCTAGAAAAGGCTGGAAAAAATGCAGAACCAGAAAATCAAATACACCAATCATAAATTCTACGGCAAATGGCTGTACAAGGTTACTGTAAATCTCAGAGGTTGCACAATGCTGAGATTGCATACCATTGATGCAATCAAAGATTTCTGTAAAGGTCCTGAACCTGAAATTGACCGATATCGATACAAACTAGAATATTGGAATAATCGTAAGGAAATTCTAGTCCTATGTGAGTTTTTAGAAGTTTATGATAAGACACAATATGCCACAAGAATAGAACGTAACACTATTGATCTGTACACCAATGATGTAGATTTTTATAACGGTGCAATTATTAAATTTGGATCTCAGGTAAAACACTGTTTCGAGCCTTCAACAGATTCTGTAGACATACTGAACGAAAATAAAAACTCTATTACTGTAAAAAAACTTCCCAAAGATAGATTCAACTACAGGGTATATCTATTACCACATAAAATGGCCAACGATCGTCCAGGCAAAAAACGCTACATCGACTGGTTAAAAACACAGATACCACATGTGACCTGCACACCTGCTGTGGAAAAATGGTTTTTAGCCACCGATTGGAACTGGGATCGCAGATATGTGTTGGTAGAAGATGATCAGACCCTGTTAATGATGAAGCTGCGTAATGCTGATGTAGTGGGCAAGATCTACAACTTTGTGATCTCCGATAAATAACGTATGTCCAACCAAACTCGTGTGCTGCTATCTAATGCTGCTGATGACAGCCAGTATCCTAATTATCAATATTCTGCAAAAAGTCCTGCTGCGGGCTATTATAAAAACAACAACGGTTTGCATACCGCGGTGTTCGAATTTAATAATTTCAAAGGATCTGTAAAGATACAGGCTACCCTAGAACTGTATCCTGGTGATGCGGATTGGTTTGATATAGTCTATGATAGTGCTGATGTAACATTGACCGCTATTGATAGTACCCCCCTAACAAATAACGCTGCGTGTACATTCACAGGCAAATTCGTGTATATCCGTGCTGCTTACCAGCTTGAAGAAGGCACGATCACAGAAATCCGTTATAGTTATTAGAGATAGAGTTTCGATAAATATAGTATGACCTTACGGAACATACTATGAGAGACCTTTTATCTAAATTAGACGCTATTGTTAGCGAAACAGCACTTAAAGACCCAGCAGATTTAGCAGCAAAACAAAAAGCACTTGATGATCTGGAAGCAGATCCTGTTGCTAGCAAAGATCCGGAAATTTCAGCCGCTATCGATCAGCGTAGAGCAGATCTAGAACGAGAAGCTAAATCAAAAGGCATGACTGAAGCTGGAATTGATTTTGACAAGATTCGTGCAGATGCTGCGGGTCATATGAAAAAGAGCATTGATAAACAAAGCGATGATAGAATCGCGAAGCTCAAATCTGATCGAGAAAAAGAAGACGAGCCTTTCATGGCACAGGTAGGTCGTAAAATCGTCGGCGGAGTTAAGGGTGCTGTTAAGGGTGCAGCCAAAGGTTTTTCAGGAAAAGAATCTGCTTTCGAAGTTGGCGACGATTTTGGAATTAGTCTTTCAGAAGATTTTGAAATAGGTACAGAAATAATAGGATTCGCTGAAGATGGCATTATTGTAGATTTAGACGAAACTGCACTGAATTACCTACAAGATCAAGGCTTTATATTTTTAGATGGTGAATTGGAAGAGAGTCTAGAAGAAGGTAAAGGACCTTGCTGGATAGGATACAAACAAATTGGGATGAAAAACAAAGGCGGCAAGCAAGTCCCTAACTGTGTGAAAGAAGATGAAATAGAAGAAAGCGGACTTCAATATTACACAGGTGTTAAAAAACACGGTGAAGAATACATGAAACGTGCTGCGGAAGCAGGACGTAAAGGTGCAAGTCAAGAAGAATTAGGTAGATTAAAAGATCGATACAGTAAAGCAGAAAAAAATAAACCACAAAAAGAAGATCACGGACCAGAGAATCCCGACGCACCTGTGAACTACGGTGAGTATGATCGTGAAGGCGACATGGCCAAAGATCAATTACGCACCATTAACAGTGCCGCGGAAGAATTATATGCCATACTAGATGCCAACGAAAATCTTCCAGAGTGGGTACAGAAGAAAATCACTCTTGCAGTAGACTACATCGATACAGCACGTGATTATATGAAGTCCAACAAGTATGAAGAAGGAGTAGCGGAAGGTGATGTAGATGAAGCCAAATACCAAGGACGTGAAGTCCCGCTGGGCAAGAAAATGGCAGGCGACGTAAAGAAATCCAAAGTGTATGTACGCAAACCCAACGGCAACATCGTCAAAGTCAACTTTGGCGATAAAAAAATGCGCATCAAAAAATCTAATCCAGCACGTAGAAAATCATTCCGTGCTCGTCATAACTGCAAAAATCCAGGTCCACGTTGGAAAGCACGTTATTGGTCTTGTAGGAGCTGGTAATGCTGTTAAGAGAAATGTGGAGTGCTATCGGTGCACCTAAAGATGACAAACAGGATATAGATTGGCTAGACGATCTCAAGTTCTTCATGGACAACGACGATGCTATGTTGAACCAATATTTCTTTCCCGCTGTCAAAAGACACAAAGAACATCAAGGTAATCCACGAGTATTCAAAGTTTATATACGACCTATCGAAACCTGTTTGGATCATTACTGCGAAAAATACGACATCGATGATAGAGAAAAAAAGTTTCCCAAAGAAAAACTCATAGACCTAGCAAAACGCATTGCTGATGAGCAGGAAAAATATCTCGAAAAAGGCGACTACGACTAATGCTGCTGTTAGAATTATTTGAAGCTGGTGCAAAACATGTGACATTCTGTTTCGGCAGGATGAATCCTCCTACCGTTGGACACAAACAGGTGCTGGATACCATGAAGCAGCAAGGTGGTGACATGCGGATTTTCGTAAGCCAAACACAGGATAAAAAGAAAAATCCTCTAGACTATGCCACTAAAATCAAATTTATCAAAGAAATGTTTCCTGAATACGCCGGTGATGTGGTTGATAATGCTGGCATTAACACCATAGGCAAGGTGGCTTCATACCTACATGAGCAGGGATATAACAGTGCTACCTTTGTGGCAGGCAGTGATAGATTAGAAGATATGAAAAGTCTTCTCACACAGTATAATGGTGTGGAAGGTAAGGCACACGGTTACTACAAGTTCGAAGTCCTAGACTTTGTAAGCAGTGGCGAACGTGAAGACGGAGCTGAGGGAGTAGCAGGAGTCAGTGCCAGTGGTGCTCGGGCTGCTGCCGCTAACAATGACTTTGAGGCATTTCAAGAAGCCACAGGTGCAGGAGAACTTGCCAAACCTTTGTTTGCAGCGGTACGTAAAGGTATGGGAATCAACGAAGATATAGAAGAAGGTTGGAAAAGTAAAATGGCCGGGGCTGCATTAGCCGCGGGTAACCTATTAGCCACACCTGCTCAGGCAGCGGAAGAACCTGCGAAACCAATTACCATTGCATATGTGATGATTGACGGTGAGGTTAGAAAATACAATCTCGGTGATAAATTTTCTAATGCTCGAGAGGCAGAGCAGTTCATTACTAATATACTAAACAAACAAGGACTTCAGGGATATTCATTAGATATTCGACATGGCTATCCAAAAAAGAAAGAAGAAACTGTGGATGTTAATGAGTTAGCCACTGATGATGAATCTTACTACAAATATATTGTAGCTAAGGTAAAAACAAATCGGCCTTTAAGCACCAAGGAAAAAGAATTCTTGAAAACATATCAACTTTATAAAAAACCAATCAAAGAGGCTCCTATCGAATTAGATCCGGCTGATCCAATGGATCCAATGATATACGGTCATGACAAAGCCAATCCTGCTAAATTAAAGTATCGTATGCTGCGAGCAGCCGGACAGTTAAAAGATCTTGCTGCTCGTGCTGATGGCGCCAGCCCTAATGAATGGCAAATAATGGCTCGCCAGTTTGAAGAACTAAGAATGAACATGGAACAGATACGCCATGCTTTAGATGAACTCAGTAGAATCAAACGCAAAGGCGGAATCCGTTCAAGAGGTATCACTGTATGAAAGCAAAAGAATTTATACCAGCAAGTAAACCTAGAAACTTTGTCGCTAAAAATCAAAAGACTGCAGGTGCTGGCCAACACAAAGATAAGAAGCGAGCTGAAAAACAAGGCGATGTTAAACATAAGAAGCCCTATGATCAAGGTGTGGCGGAATCACAATGTCTGAATTAGATCAAATTAAACAGCTGGCCGGTATCAAAGAATTTCGAGGATATCAGCCCTACGGTGGCAGCAATATCTCAATCACTGGCAATGAAAAAGGTGAGCTTATGAAAAAACATAACATAAAGCCAGGTACCCCAGAATGGTTCCAATTGTGGTTCAGCTTGCCTTATCTCACCGGAGAACGTCCTGTATGAACCTCTATCCAGTATACCCAGAAGATGACGGTACAGATCATCCACGCAATCCATATTCACCTGTATGAAAGCTCATGAATTTGTTGTTGAAAGAAAACGTCGACGCAGACCACGTTGGGCTGCCTACGGTCCAGGACCTTATGGCGGCTATGGCTATTATGCAGGTTATAGTGGAGATGGTGGTTCATCAGGCGGTGATGGTGGTGGCGGAGAAAGCATCAAGCACGAAGCATCTTATCCCGGTAACATAGGCATGATGGAGTTGGCTAAATTTTTCCAGATAGCTGATCCTAAAGCCGAAGAACAATTCAAAGAACTGTTAGAACGTGGCAAAAAGGGTCTCGCATGGAAACTGGTGCAGGATATCGTAGGGGTAAAACTGCAAGGTGATGAATTCAAAACCGATGAAAACTTTGCTGATGGTAAAAAGCCCGGGCGCAAAGGACTGGCTAAACGCAGTGGTGTTAACACCAAAGCCAGTGTGAGTAGCCTAAGAAAAACTGCTAAAAACAGCTCAGGTGAAAAAGCTCGCATGGCGCACTGGTTAGCTAACATGAAAGCAGGCCGTGCTAAAAAAAATAAATAATACTATGCGAATACAAGAAATCTTAGAATCCGCCACTGCTGGATCTACCTCATCAGGTAGTATTGCTACCGTGGTAAATCCGCATATCAGCCCAGGCAAAGCCAGAGGTAAAAAGAGTTATACTGGCAGTCCTGCCACGGGTTCTGGAACTAAATCACCTCCACAGCCCAAGGTAATGCAGCCTAAAAACAAGGACGGCACTGCCAAAAATGCCCTAGATCAAAGTACCAGTTTGTTTGGGGCTGGCTCTGCAGTAAAAAGATAAATACAATACCAACCGTTAGGAACAAGGAATCGAACATGGACTTTAAATCACTTATCACAAAAATCAGCTCAATGGATGATCAGATCTCTACCGTAGCTGCTCCTGTACTAGACAAAGCTGTGCAGCTCAACGAAGATGCTGCTCTGCGTGTGCTAGCAGGACAAAGCACATATGTAGCTGAAGCTAAGAAAAAGAAAGAAGAAGATGTCAAAGAAGAAATGAAAGTAGGTGATAAAAAGCCTAGTTCTACCGGTGGCACTATAGAAAAGACTGCTACAGGCGTCAAACACCATGCTGGCAAAAACTACGGTGGCAGCAAGGCAGAACCTGAAGATGATGACGAAGATGACAAGCCAAAGAAAAAAGCCAAAAAAGAAAGCGTAGAACCTGAATTCAAAAGCAAGTTCATGAAGATGGTAGAAGCCAAGAAAGACGAAAAGGCCAAAGCCAAGAAGGACAAGAAACAAGAAGTAAAAGAAGGATCTAAGCCAGATTTCCTAGACATCGACAAAGACGGCGACAAGAAAGAGCCAATGAAAAAAGCTGCGGCTGACAAAGGCGATGACAAGCCAGCTGGCAAGAAGGGCATGAGCGACAAGCAGGCCAAATACTTTGGAAAAAAGGATGAATCGAAGATAGTGCCAACAGGCAAGAAACAGCCTGTGAAAGAATCAATAGAACAAAAATTAAGTTTCAAGCAGATGGTTCAACTAGTTCAAGAAAGCGGTGGACAACAACAGATCGATCCTCTAGACAAATCACTATTTAACTGGGCTACTCGTGTGGCTACCAGCAAACTAGGTGAAGGTATGAAAGCAGAATTATATGCCGGATTGATCTATGAGCGCAACGGAGGTACATTTGAAATGTATGACGTACTCAGCGAAGCTCAAAAATAAATCAACCTTTTGGTTAACCTAAGCCAGTCTACCATTGACTGGCTTTTTTTATGACTATATAATAATAATATAGGAGAATTATATGGCAAAGCTGTATGGTCCAGAAGAACGAGCAAAACTTGAGCGTCTCATCAACGAAGGTGGAAATGTACTTCGTGAAATAGAAGATCTGCAAGAAGGTCTTAAAGAAACTGTCAAAGCTGTCGCAGAAGAACTACAGGTCAAACCCAGCATCATCAATAAAGCGATCAAGATCGCACACAAAGATAATTGGAAATCTCACGAAGAAGAATGGGATGAAATTGAAATGATTCTTGGTGTTACAAAGAGGTTACCGGAATAATGAGCTACTGGGGATATCATCTTCTATTAGATTGCAGTGGTTGTGACATTGACTCTGTTGCGAACCGTGATAATATCTACAAATTTGTCAAAGACCTAGTAGATAGAATTGGCATGGAAGCACACGGAGAACCAATCATCGAATATCTTTTACCGGGCGATCCTAAACAAGGATATAGTCTAATGCAATTGATCACAACGTCTAATATCTCTGCGCATTTTATGGAATTAGATGGCACAGCCTACTTTGACATCTTCAGTTGTAAAGAATTTGACATGGAAGTAGCCAAGTCAGTGGTACAACAATACTTCAAGCCTAGTAAGATACGTGTGAATTTTCTAACAAGACATGCAGATTGACTTTATAAAAACTCCATATACAACAGGTCCTAATATGATTCGCAACACAGGACCTGTTTTTATTTCTCCTCCAGATCAAACAATAATCCAAAAGAAAAAAACAGAATTAAAAAGATATGGCCTAGACCTTTATGGACAGATGCAAGGATTTGAATCTGTGATTAGCAAGGCCGCAGAATATTGTAATGTGTTTACGGAAAAGATAGAAGACCTAGCATTACGTTTAGAAGAAGATGTAGCAGTAATGTATCAAGGTAAATTAGCTGGTATATGTTTTTGTTTCCCCAGCGGATTTATACCTTCTCAGCGTGTAGGCATGTTATTAGAAGATATACATAAACCTGTGGCAGATAACGAATTATTAGTCAAAGCCAGTCCAGGTATATCGCGTGTAATGTGTGAACAACCAAGTTTCCGTAGGCATGTTTGGACTGTGACTAATAATCCCAATCTAAGCAACCACCCAGATACAAAAATCTATGATATTCCAACCAGCATAGATGATTTATTCTTTAGATTGGAGACGCAGACTACAGCCCGGGTGGATAATCAAATAAGTCTTTTTTTTGTTAAAGTTGATGTAGTACCTTTAAAGACTGTGTATAACAAAAAAATTCTTGACAGCATAAATTCTATGAGTAATAACATATTGGAATATAAGCACTTGACAACTATAAAAAAACTGCTAAACTCTATAGATGTTAAGAGTTTTTCAGAATACAATAGAGTGGATTAAGAATGACCATAAAAGCAATCGAGTACGTTTTTATCTTGAGGTCTTTGCTTGGGTTCTTTCTATTGGTTGCGCTGTCACTATGGCATTCACCGTTCCAACCCCACCTTTCTTGGTTCTTTACCCCCTATGGATATTGGGTTGTGTTATATACGCTTGGTGCTGCTATAATCGTGGTTCCTTTGGTCTGTTGGCTAATTACCTACTTATGGTCACGATCGACAGCATCGCATTAGCAAGATTGATAAGTAATTAAGTTAGAAGGCAGGCGAGGCCATAATCCGCGATAGAGGTATTTGTGAGCCGGAAATCACATATGGAGAAATATGAGTTACGTAGACGCTTTCTATGATCGCGACAATGACATCATCCGTGTGGTCGAACGAGATGACAAAGGTCAGAGACATTTCAAAGAATATCCCGCAAGGCATGTTTTTTATTACATCGATCCCCGCGGCAAGTTCCAATCAATCAAAGGCGAACCATTAAGCCGTGTTAGTTCAAAGAATGTCAAAGAACATCGCAAAGAACTAGCCATACACAGCAATAAAAAACTCTACGAAAGCGATATCAATCCCATATATCGTTGCCTCGAAGATCATTATCTCAACACCGACGCTCCCAAACTTAACGTAGCATTCTTCGACATCGAAGTAGACTTTGATCCAGAACGTGGATACGCATCACCGGAAGATGCGTTCATGCCTATCACTGCTATCGCTGTGTATCTACAATGGATGGAGACCATGATATGTTTGGCCATACCTCCTAAAACACTCAGCATAGCCGATGCCAAACGTCAGGTTGAAGACATGCCCAACACCATGCTGTTCGAAACTGAATCAGAAATGCTAGACACGTTCCTGGACATCATCCAGGATGTTGATGTGCTCAGCGGATGGAACTCAGAAGGCTTTGATATACCCTACACAGTGAATCGTGTGACAAAAGTCTTAAGCAAAGAGGATACACGCCGTTTCTGTCTATGGAATCAGTTTCCTAAAAAGCGAGAATACGAAAAGCATGGCAAAACTGCCGTGACCTATGACTTCATCGGTCGTGTACATCTCGACAGTCTTGAACTGTATCGCAAATATACCTATGAAGAACGACATACCTATCGCCTGGATGCCATTGGTGAAATGGAAATAGGGGAAAACAAGACTATCTATGAAGGCACCTTAGACCAATTGTACAACAATGACTTCCGTAGATTCATAGAATACAACAGGCAAGACACTGCTCTACTGGACAAGTTAGACAAGAAATTAAAATTCTTGGCTCTGGCTAACACACTGGCGCACGAATGCACAGTGCTGTTGGCTACCACTATGGGTGCCGTGGCGGTTACAGAACAGGCCATCATCAACGAAGCACACAAGCGTGGCATGATCGTTCCTAATCGTGTGAATCGTGATGGCATAGACACACAGGCTGCAGGTGCTTATGTAGCCTATCCCAAGAAGGGCATACACGAATGGATTGGCTCACTAGATATTAATTCACTGTATCCTAGTGCGATTCGTGCGCTGAACATGGGACCGGAAACCATCGTGGGACAACTGCGCCAAGATGGCACCAAGGAATATATCGACGGACAAATGGCTAAAAATAAATCCTTTGCCTCGGCCTGGGAAGGAATGTTTGGCAGTATCGAATACACTGACGTACTCGAAAGAAAGGTAGGGCGTGAAATCACCATTGACTGGGAAGATGGTGGATCTGATACTTTAAGCGCAGCACAGATCTACGATTTAATTTTTGAATCAAATCAACCTTGGATGCTAAGTGCCAATGGTACTATCTTTACCTATGAGAAAGAAGGTATCATTCCAGGACTGCTGAAACGTTGGTATGCAGAACGCAAAGAGATGCAGGCCAAACTCAAAGAATGTATTGCCGCTGGCAACAAGATCGAAGAAGAATACTGGGACAAGCGACAGCTGGTTAAGAAGATTAACTTGAACAGCCTGTATGGTGCTATCTTAAATCCAGGCTGCAGATTCTTTGATAACAGAATCGGTCAATCAACCACACTCACTGGCAGAGCTATTGCTCGCCATATGGCCGCAAAAGTCAATGAAATCATTACCGGAGAAGCAGATCATGTTGGTCGTGCTATTATCTACGGTGACACAGACTCTTGTTATTTCTCTGCGTATTCTACGCTGAAGAAAGACATTGAGAAAGGACTGATTCCCTGGACCAGGGAATCGGTAATTGAACTCTACGATACCATAGGAGAAACAGTCAATGGAACATTTGTCAAATTCATGCAGGACGCCTTCCACTGTCCAAAAACACGGGGAGACGTCATCAAGGCAGGTCGCGAGATTGTTGCAAGCAAAGGACTGTTCATCACCAAAAAACGATATGCAGTTCTCTACTACGACAAAGAAGGCAAACGTGCAGACGTTGATGGGCCAGGCAAAATCAAAGCCATGGGGTTGGACCTCAAACGGTCAGATACCCCGGTTGTTATCCAAGACTTCTTGAGTGCAGTGCTTACCCGAGTACTAAACGGCGAGACCAAAGAATCAGTGTTGGAATACATCACTAACTTTCGCACAGAATTCAAGACACGGCCTGGTTGGGAAAAAGGATCACCTAAACGTGCCAACAACATCACCGACTATCGTGACAAAGAAAAGAAAGCAGGTAAGACTAACATGCCCGGACATGTTCGAGCCAGTCTAAACTGGAACACTTTAAAGCGCATGATGGATGACAAGTATTCTATGAACATCGTAGATGGTGCTAAAGTCATTGTCTGCAAGGTCAAAGACAATCCTATGGGCTATACCTCAGTGGCATATCCTGTGGATGAACTGAGACTGCCGCAATGGTTCAAAGATCTGCCTTTCGACGATGCTGAGATGGAAACCACTGTCATTGACGAAAAGCTAGAAAACCTTATTGGTGTCTTGGAATGGGACATCAGTTCAACAAGGTCGGATAACACATTCAGCAAACTGTTTGATTTTGAGTGATTTCTAGGTTGATTTTTTCTCAAGATCTAAATATAATCTTAATATACATGGAGAATCTCTAAATGAAAGATATACTACAAGACATCGTAAGCCACACACAGAACCTAGGCTTCTTGACCACGGTCAAGGTCACAGGCACAGAAGAAAAAACCACAATCAACTCAATGGCTGATGACCGTTCAGTGATTATGGAAGCAGAAACTGTTAACCCTTATCCAGACATGTTGGGTGTGTTTGGTATGCCGCAGCTCAACAAACTAAAGTATCTGTTAGACGGAGCAGAATACAAGGATGATGCAAAGATTTCAATCACTACTGCAGAACGCAACGGTGACGTTATTCCTGTAGGCATCCACTTTGAAAACAAAGACAGCGATTTTAAAAACGATTATCGTTTTATGAATGCAGAAATCATCAACGAAAAGATGAAGACGGTGAAGTTCCGTGGTGTCAAGTGGGATGTGGAACTGGAACCTAGCGTGGCCGCGGTACAGCGTTTCAACTTCCAAGCAGGTGCCAACAATGAGCATCCAACATTCTTAGCCAAGACAGACAATTCCAACTTAAAGTTTATATTTGGAGATGCTTCAACGCATGGTGGAGAGTTTGTATTTGCACAAAACGTAGTAGGTAAACTAGATCGAGGTTGGACATGGCCTGTGCTACCAATTTTAAGCATTCTTAAGATTGCAGATGTAAACACCACCAAGATGTCATTGAGCAATGAAGGTGCTATCCAGATCACTCTAGACAGTGGGCTTGCAACTTACAAATATATTATTCCAGCTCAAGCGGCCTAAATATGACAAAGAAACAACCAGTTGATTTAACACCATTACAAAAAGACTATGCTGTTTATCTACCAGCAATAAGTTCTTTCTATTCTACATATGTAGACAAACAAAGACAGGAAGAATTTGTTCCCGCAGAGCGAATTCCTAAAGATTTTGATCGTGGCATAGAAGGCATGAATTTTCTTAACCCGGAACAAGGATATTTTTATTACAAATATGCTTTGTATTCTGCAGGACATGCACAGCTCGATATTGAAAAAAGTCTCAAGCAAGAACTAATGATCCAGGATCGAGATCGTAGTAAAACTATGATACTAGGAGATTCTGGTGGATATCAGATTGGTAAAGGTGTTATTAAATTTGATTGGCAGAATTTTGAAGGCCCCTCTGCCAATAAAGTTCGTGAAAAGATTCTCACCTGGTTAGATGTCACTGCGGATTGGTCTATGATGCTAGACGTTCCAACATGGGCTTGTGATCATATCCACAGCCCAAAAACAGGACTCAAAACATTTGAAGATTGTCTAGAGAAAACCAAATTCAATAACAAATATTTTATTGAAAATAGAATCGGTTCTGCGAATGGTGGTACTAAACTATTAAATGTTTTGCAAGGTTCAAATTGGGAAAATGCAGAAGCATGGTATCAAGGAGTCAAAGAATTTTCAGACCCCGCTGTGTATGGAGATAAGGTTGCGGAAGGTTGGGCAATGGGTGGTGCCAACATGTGCAAAATGCCTGTGACACTTCGAAGACTTATCACTATGAAGTTTGATGGTATGCTAGAAGGCAGGGATTGGATGCACTTCTTAGGTACCGCACAGTTAGATTGGAGTTGTTATCTAACTTCGTTACAAAGACAGATTAGGAAACACATTAATGAAAACTTCACTATCAGCTTCGACTGCGCATCACCTTTCATCGCAACAGCTCACGGATTGGTATACACTAACGCCCAACATACCCCTAAACGATGGAGTGTTATCATGGATAAAGCCCCGGATAATAAGGGTCTTGCCGGACAGCACGATATACCTTTTCCTTTCGAATCCGAAGTTGGTCGCAGACTTACGATCGCTGATATCTGCCACTATGCACCAGGAATGTTGAACAAGATCGGCAAAGAAGGTAAAACTTCTTGGGATAGCTTTGCCTATGCCTTAATGATGGGACATAATGTCTACTGCCACATCACAGCAGTGCAAAGAGCTAATCAATTAATGGATATTGAGCTGTTAAACAAGCCGAGAATGAATTGGAGAACTTATAGAGCTAAAGTCAAAGATAATGATTATAGCGATGAGATTTCAGATTGGGTTCCAAGAAACATTCTGTACTTCGACAGCTTTGTTGAAGAATTATTTGCCTGCACAGACAAAGAAACTGCTTTTGAACTGATCGAAACTGCTACTACACTTGGATTTCTAAACGGTGTTGAAGGTGCTAGGCTTCGTGGTGGTGTTAAGAGTATTGCCAATACGCTATTCTATGAAGAAGGCAGCGAAGATAAATCTGCCTATGCAGACGAGAGAGAAGATGAAGAACTTGATAAATTAATTCCAGAATAAGGAGTTTCTATGTTTGAAAACCGTATCAAACATTTGGAAGAAGCACACCGTGCTTTGGATAAAGTAATTGAAAGAGAAGAGAAAACCGGTGTTTTTGAAGATAACGAAATCACCGAATTGAAAAAGAAACGGTTGCTCTTAAAAGATAAAATTGCTATACTAAAGCACAAACAACAACTACATAACGAATACAATGACCAGGACAAAAATTAGTAAAGGCAATACGTTTGCACTCAATCGAGGACAAATTGAAAAGCTAGCCAAAATGGCTGATCACTTCAAAGAAGTTGAGTGGTTCACTCTCGAAGAAAACAACAGCAGCGGAATCGGTCCTACCGTTGTTGTTAAGTTCAATCTGTTCAACGATAACGACAAGGACATCGATACTACTGTTGATATCACTGATGTAAGTACCTGGTAATGTACAGAGAATCCCAATACGAAGAATTTCAAAAACGTATGCACGAACAATTTCCTAAGATGTTCGAAGGCAAATACGGCGGCTTCGCTGTAGGTGCAGGTTGGTGGCCTATGCTAGAAACACTCTGTGCTACTGTACAAAGTCATATTGATCAAAGCAAAGGAAGATGTCCTCAAGTAACTGTAGATCAGATCAAAGAAAAGTTTGGCGCATTGAGATTTTATTACACCGGTGGTGACGAATTTGTCAGCGGTGTTGTCTATCTAGCAGAAAATCTCAGTAGTCATATGTGCGAGGAATGTGGAGCTCCCGGTAAGCGTGTCGGCGGAGGTTGGGTTAAAACTCTCTGTGATTTTCACATCGCAGAACATGAGGCTTTAAGAGCAGAGGAAATGCGTAAAAATGGATTTGAAGAATAAATGTTCGTTCTGTGGGGAAGAAATAAAATTCAATTGTGATTGGCGGCAGGGCCGATGTCCTCATCTTCCTCCTATGATCAATTTGCATTCTTTTAGATTTCTAAATTTGTTCAATACTATTAAAGACTGGTATACATCATGGCAACAAAAAAACAAAAACAAGAACTCTTAGAAGTTTATAAATCCACTCCAATAATGAGGTATAAATGAAAAGAGATTATATAACAGGTACAGCAGAATCTATTACATTCTTTACAGGTGTAGAGATTGAGCGTACACCTGCATTCGGAATGAAAACTCTGTTTGTAGTAGGTGTTCATGATCCCTATGTTATTTTAGATATGGTTAAAGAAAGTAGATCTTATCTAGACGAATCAAAACATATCAAACACATTTACTTTGGTGCCAATCAAAGTTTCAAAACCAAAGGTGTTAATGATGCAGAAGGTTGGCGTTCTTGGGAAAATATGATTTACGTCTGTTTAGACAGCGAGTACGATCTATGGTGTACCTTGGACTTCGATGTATCGGAAACGGAAGGATTACTTGAGAGCGGTCTTACCGAAAAGCGTCGATTTATTCCGCAGATCAGTGTAAAATTACCTTATGTTAATCAACTAGGTTATAACGCTACACTAAAGATTGACGACAAAGATTTTGCAGCAACTAATCCTGGGGTATGGTGCCATAACCTACAGGACCTTCTAGGAAGAGATCGCTTCACAGATTGGGATCAATATGGCAAGGACGAGATACTCAAATAATGGAGGCCCCCAAGCTATGAAACATTCCGATCTTAAAATTACAAATATCATTGTCAAAGATTCGCCTGCTTTTAAAGTTAGATTAGAGTCTTGGGAATCTATTTCTCCTAAAGGACTTCTTTCTGTAAATTTTGTTCAAGAATGTTTAGACGAAAAAGGCGAAATTACAAATACCAATACTTATAACTTCCATATGAATAGAGAAGAAATCAAAAAACTTTGTGAAGGACTGTTATCAGTATGATTATTCGACAAGACATTCGACCTAATAAAATGATTTGGGTGACTTTCCGCAAGGAAGGCATCCATTGTTATCCTGCAGCATTGGAAGATACTAAACTTAAAACTGGAGATCAATATGATGTTTCGTTTCTTGGTTATCCCCATCGTCACATTTTCCATTTCAGGGTGTGGATCTCTGTTATGCACAATGATCGAGACATCGAGTTCATCCAATTCAAAAGATGGCTCGAAAACCTGTACGGTGGTGGTACCATCTCGCTAGATTATAAAAGTTGTGAAATGATGTCGGATGAGTTATACGAGGTCATTAATCAAAGGTATCCAGATCGTGAGATCTGGATTGAGGTCTCCGAAGACGGAGAAAACGGGTCGTTCATCAAATATTAAAGGAACAAAGATGAAAAACTACAAGGACTACAGGTATTTCGAAAATCGTCCTGATGTCGTAAAGGTGTGGGAGGATCTCGAAGCCTACCACGATTGGTGCAGACTAGAGCTGTGTGATTTTAATCCAGCAGATCTTTATCGCAAAGATTCTGTGAACTACGGTGCTTTCTTAGCCAGCAAGCGTCCTAGAAAACCATATCAAGGCAATAAGCCTCGGTGGGATAACAACAGGCCTAGACACAACAATGAGCCGCGTTTTTCTCGTTGATCTAGAAGCGGTAGAGACAAGGTACACGGGTCAGTGGAAGACTCACGTACCCGGTCTCTTACGAAAGGCAGGACATGACGTTCATGTTATTTCCGGCCCCATGGATATACCTAGTGCTACTACTCCTGGTGCTTTTCTTAATTTCGGCGGCACTAACATATACAAAGCCAGTCAAGTAGAACAACTAGGTCGACTGTTTTGTAACGGATCCGTTCATGCTGGCGACCACTTTATTTTTACTGACGCTTGGCATCCGGGCATTATAAATCTAAAGTACATGAGTGAGTTGTTGGGTATTCCAGTAACCACACAAGGCCTATGGCATGCTGGCAGTTATGATCCTCAAGACTTTTTAGGTCGCCTTGTTGGTGACAAGCCCTGGGTTAGACATGCAGAGAAGAGTTTCTATCATGCGTTTGATCACAACTACTTTGCCACAACATTTCATATTGAGATGTTTGGTAAGAATCTACTAGGTAAAACAGGGTACGACCCTGCTGCTAACGTAACAGGCAAAGTAGTGCGCACAGGCTGGCCCATGGAGTATATGCCTGACACTCTAGCAATGTATAAGAACATGCCCAAGCGTGATCTTATTCTTTTTCCGCATCGTATCGCTCCTGAGAAGCAGGTTGAGATTTTCCGTGATCTAAAAGAACACCTACCCAAATATGAATTTGTTGTTTGTCAAGATCAACAACTCACAAAGAATGAGTATCATAATTTGTTAGGCGAAGCAAAGTTAGTGTTCAGTGCTAACCTGCAAGAGACATTGGGCATAAGTTGGTACGAGGGTGCATTAGTCGATGCTATTCCCATGGTGCCAGATAGACTAAGCTATAGTGAAATGGCGTTGGACGCTTTTAAATATCCTAGTGAATGGACTGAGTCTTTTGAATCGTATCAAGTTCACAGAAAAGACATCTGTTATAAAATCATACAATACATGGATAATTATGAAAAGTTTCTACCAAGCCTAAATAAACAGGTAGATATACTTACTAAGAATTATTTTAGTTGTGATAAACTACTAGAGATGTTAAAATAACAAATGCGATCCACCGCTAAAACTCGGAGAATATAATTGAAATTAAAAAAACAAGAAACAGGCCTGGACGCAATGGCAGGCGATGGCGGATATCAAGAAGCATACCTAGGCGATCATATTCGCTTTAAGATGAAGCGTGAAGGCAAGCGTTTCTGGGCAGGCGATAACATTAGCGACTATCTACACGAAGGCGATAAAGAACGACTAATCGACGAAGCAACAGAGGCATTTGAACAAGTGCTAGACACCCTGTTGATTGATAGAGAAAACGATCCTAACAGCAAAGGCACAGCCCGCAGGCTTGCTAAGATGTACTTTAATGAAATAATGGCAGGAAGATATGAACCAGCACCAGATTGTACAGCGTTTCCAAATAACACGCAGGACCGTTACGAAGGTATGCTGGTTGTTCGCAGTGAGCTTCGCAGTATGTGTAGCCATCACCATCAACCTGTGGTGGGCGTTGCTTATATTGGGATTATTGCGGCTGAGAAACTCATTGGTCTCTCAAAGTACACACGCATTGCACAGTGGTGTGCAAGACGTGGTACTCTCCAAGAGGAACTTGCTAACGACATTGCTCGCGAGATCGAAAAGGCCACAGGAGCCAAAGATTTAGGCGTGTATATTCAAGCCACCCACGGATGCTGTGAGAATCGCGGAATCATGGCACATTCTAGTCTAACACAAACCACAGTATTAAAAGGTGCGTTCAAGGACGACCAAAGCACAAAGAAAGAATTCTTTGACAACATTAAGATGCAACAAGAGTTTTCACCGAGGTAATTATGGGGGACGGTGGAAAAGGATCTAAAGCAAGACCATTCAGTGTTAGTAAGAACGAATTTGATAACAGGTGGGACTTAATTTTTAAAAAGGATAAAGACATGCAAATAAGAGTTAAAGAAAATGCAGAAAATATTGGTCGTTGCGGCTGTGGTCGTAGTCCAACTGGAAAATGCATTGGCTGGCATGGGCTGTCAGAAGATATCTATAAGCATCAATTGATGTTGTATATGGAAGAGCAAATGCGCAGTGATAACGAGACCGTGAACAATAATATCGTTCGGAGTCAGCAATGAATACCGCAAAAGACCTCACAGACAATCTAATCTTCCGTGCTAAAAATCTACAAGAATTCGTTGTCCAAAGAGAATGGGATCTAATTCCCGCAGGCGTTATAAAATATAATATACAGCACACGCAAGGAGAACTTGCACGTATCTTTGTTCATGCAATGACACAAGACGAAGCAGAACGATTAGTAGATGATTGGTTCGGAGAGGCGGTAGAATAATGGAATTCGTTCTCATATTGTTTATGAATGGCTGGCCTGTAGAGGTAGACCGTTTCAAAACAAATAAAGAATGTCAGGAAAAACTTCAACTATTTAATCGTGCTGCCGCTCAATCTGGCAGTACATTTAAAGTATGGTGTGAGCAAAGACAAAATGTTCCAAAAGTTTAAAGAAGAATTAATGGTACAACAACAGATTTCCAATCCATGGGAACACATGGTTGGTGTGATCATGCTGAATCAAACTGGTAGAAAAATGGTTAAGTCAGTACTACCTGAATTTTTATATTGGTTTCCTACTCCCGTGGTATTGATACAGGCAGATGAGGAATTCGTCAAAAGTATCATAGCACCATTAGGCATGGTTAATGTACGCTATAATAGATTAGTGCGTATGAGCACAGATTATTTGACTTGGAACGGCGAAGATGCTACAATGTTATATGGCATAGGAAAATATGGCAGCGATAGTTATGAGATTTTTTTCAAGAATAATTATTCTGTACAGCCCACTGACAAAGAACTAAAAAGATATTTGGAAGAAGAGGTATTCAATGTTGCTGAAACTGCTTGAACGATTTGGACGTCGACGTATCATCTATGATCGTGTGCATGACGAACCTTATCTCGAACGCTATTATCTCTTTTTGAAAGAGCGTGAACGTTTTCCTTTCAACATTTTCTTGCATAAATTCCTTAAAGGTGATCCAGACGATGTGCATGATCATCCGTGGCCTTATTTCACACTAATTCTCAGAGGCGGTTACTACGAATGGATTCCGCAGTTTAACGAAGACGGTATTAAAACATGTGAAGTTCGCAAGTGGCGTGGTCCCGGACACTTCCGTTTTTGTAAGGCCAATAGTTATCATAGGATTGAATTACATTCCGGCATTACTGCCTGGACGTTGTTTATGCCAGGACCTCAAAAGAAAGAATGGGGGTTCTGGGTCAATAATAAATGGATTCACAACGAACAATATCTAAAGGAAAGGTATGAAAAAGCTCGTAATCAGGCAACCTGAACTTACTGGTTTAGTCAGTAAAATCTGCAGAGACATTATCATAAGTGGTTGGCGACCAGACTATGTTGTAGGATTAACCAGAGGTGGCTTGATCCCTGCTGTCATGATAAGTCATTATTTTAATGTTCCTATGCATGCATTAGGAGTAAGTCTACGTGATGGTCAAGGAGGTGAAAGTAATCTTTGGATGGCCGGTGATGCACTTGGACTGAATTCTAGAGAAAGATTTGTAGAAGACGAAAATGATGTTGCTGGTGTTTTAGAAGCGGCCAGTGATCTATTAGAATCGGGTACCTACAAAGAAATCTTGATCGTAGATGACATTAACGACAGCGGTGCTACATTTAATTGGATCATGGAAGATTGGAGATCCAGTTGTTTTCCCGGTGACGATTCGTGGGACGAAGTCTGGAACAACAACGTGAAATTTGCTGTTGTTATTGATAATCTTGCCAGCAAATGCAATGTTAAAATGGACTATGTCGGTCGAGAAATTAACAAGGCAGAAAAAGATGTATGGGTTGACTTTCCCTGGGAAGAATGGTGGGCTAAATGAATCAGATTATAAATCGATTAAAACAACAGGCTGGTATTGATTTTAACCCCGATCAGGAAGGTTTGGATCTATTTTTAAAACTAATAATCGAAGAATGTTCTGAACAAATAATGAATTGGCGTAAAGAGCCCTTTCCCTTTAGCGAAGAAACAGCGGTATGGATCATAAAATCACACTTTGATATAAAATCATGAACGATCTTAAATTTACTACAGCTGAAAATTATATGAGGGACGATCGCTGTTGTGGTTCAGGAACCTGTATTATTAACGAACAAGGAGAATGCTGGTGCGGGCAGCGTTGGGATGGAGAAAAAATGTGCCAACCATATTACATTAACGAAGCTGGTCTAAAGGTCAGTTCAATAACTGGAAAACTTATAAATGAATAAGATAAGAATAGCTATAGCCCGTTGGATATTAGGAAAACATTGCAGTTGTTATAATATGGGTTATCATAAGCTCTGTGATTTTTCTAAACAAAGAATCGGCGGAAAAAATGATTGACGCAAAAGTAAAAATTCATTGCACAGACAATGGCAAGGACGTTGAGGCGCATATTCTTAATTATAAACCTAGAGCATTTCTAGAAGTAGCATTTCAAACTGTAAAACTGAAAATGATTTACAAAGAGAATACTAGAGTATTTTTTGGTAATATGATGGGCAGAGAATTTGTTATCAAAGAAGATGCACTACCCCAAGAACATCGTAAGGAGTTTCAAAGATGAAAGATGATACTACAAAAGTTATGTTGGGCCAACCAGCATTCATTGATGATAGCAAAGCCCCGTGGACAGAATTGGTCGAAGAAGATTATCACGTCAGAGTATTTGCAGATAAGTATCCTGTAACTCCTGGACATTTATTATTCGTGCCTAAATATAATACAGTTTCTGTTCTAATGGATTGTTTCGAAGCTGCTGTCCAAGATGGAATTGAAAGAGTTAAGAAAGGGGAATGGGACGGATTCAATGTAGGATTCAATTACGGAGAAGCCGCTGGTCAAACAGTTGAGTGGCCACATGTGCATCTCATTCCAAGACGCAAGGGCGACATGCCAGATCCCACAGGCGGTGTCCGACATGTGATACCGGAAAAGGGCAACTATCGCAAATGACCAGGATCACTGTGCCTTGGAAAAATCAATCCAACACATGGTGGAATGAAACCTGTGCGAATATTTTAGAGCATTTCGGTATGCCAGGGGACAAATATGTCACTGAGATCACTGCGGATTACATGCATTTTGATTTCACTGATGATCGAGATGCATTGATGTGTAGAATAATGATCAGCGATAAAATATGAAATATTTTGTCTATATCTGTATCATGATTGTGTTGATTGTAGTGCTGGTACGATATCGACCCGAAGGCAGAGTCTACGACTGCAGAGATGCACACTGGCATCCAGACTATCCCATAGAAGTCAAACAAGAATGTGCTAGACTAAGAATAGAAGAATGGCGTAGATTGAATCAAGAAATAGAATCCAAAGATAGGTATATATAAAATGAAAACATGGACACTGACAGTGGAAGAAGATGGCGTTATATCGCTCCCACAAGATCTTTTAGATGCTGTAGGATGGCGAGAAGGTGATTGTATACGTTGGATTGATCGTCAGGACGGATCTTGGCAGTTGGTCAAAGAAGAGTTGACAACTTTTATAAAAAGCGGTATAATAAATAATGAGTAAATTAAAAATAGCAGAACTTTTTTACAGCATACAAGGTGAAGGCAGATATATGGGTGTTCCCAGTGTATTCCTTCGTACATTTGGCTGTAATTTTAAATGTGCAGGGTTCGGTATGCCCAAAGGTGAATCTAGCAATGAGGTTGAGACGATTGCGGCTCAGATACATTCTTTTAAAACTTACGAAGAATTACCATTGGTATCTACTGGTTGCGACAGTTATGCTAGTTGGGATCCCCGCTTTAAAGATCTTAGTCCAATGCTTACATCCGACGCTATCGCAGAACGAATTTGTGAGATCTTGCCCTTTAACGAGTGGCGAGAGGAACACTTGGTCATTACAGGAGGAGAACCGTTGCTTGGGTGGCAACGTGCTTATCCCGAACTGTTAGATCATCCTGGTATGAGAGATCTCAAAGAACTAACTTTTGAAACTAACGGTACTCAAAAGCTAACTAAAGAATTCAAAGATTATCTTAGATTGTGGGGTATGGAAGAACGTGGTTATCATAGATTAACTTTTAGTGTCAGTGCTAAATTAAGTTGTTCAGGTGAAGAGCGTCATGAAGCTATACGTCCTGATATCGTCTGCGATTATGAAGATGTTGGGTATACATATTTAAAATTTGTCATTGCTACAGAAGAAGATGCAGAAGAAGCAATAGAGACTGTAGACATTTATCGTGCAGAGGGCTTTTCCGGACCAGTATATCTAATGCCTGTGGGCGGAGTTGAAAGTGTATACACACTGAATAACCGCAGAGTAGCAGAACTGGCGATGAAACATGGTCTGAGATATTCGGACAGATTGCAGGTGCCACTGTTTAAGAATGAATGGGGTACATAATGAAAATAATTAAAAAACTATTTGGGCTAGATAAACTAGAAGCTTCTATTCAAAAAGCTGAACTAGATTTGGCAGAAGCAAATCACAGGCTAGCTGCGGCTGAAGTTGCATCTAAAACTGCTGAACAAGCAGAAGAAACTGCCAAACTCTCACCAAAAGAACGTGCTACTAGACGCAAAGAAGCATGGGTAGGTGTGATAAACACCCATGTCAATAAAGATAATATACGAAATGGCTTTTTTGAGCTTGACTGGAATGACCAATTTGTGCTACAATTAAAGCAAGAGGGATACGGTGAAGATGGTGACAAAGAAGAAGAAATCGTAGATCGTTGGTTCCGTGAACTCTGTGCTAATGTGGTAGTAGATGGTGATTTTGGCGGCCCTGTAAACACAGGTGTTATAGACATTAAAACAGTGAAGAAGACAAATCAATGACCTATATTTTAGTTGATACAGCAAATACATTTTTCCGTGCTCGTCACGTGATCAACGGTGATGCTGATATCAAACTAGGCATGGCCTTTCATATCACCCTTAATTCAATTCGCAAAGCATGGCAGCAGTTCAACGGCAGACATGTCATTTTCTGTTTAGAAGGTAGATCATGGCGCAAAGATTATTATGCACCCTACAAGCGTAATCGTTCAGATGCTCGTGCAGCTCACACAGAAAAAGAAGCAGAAGAGGATCGTGTGTTTTGGGAAGCCTTTGACACATTCAAAGAGTTTATCACAGACAAAACAAACTGCACGGTTATGCAGAACCCACAGCTAGAAGCAGATGATTTGATCGCAGGCTGGATACAGAGTCATCCAAATGATAAACATGTGATTATCAGCACTGACACAGATTTTGTACAATTGATCGCACCCAATGTCACACAGTACAACGGCGTTATGGAACATGTAATCACACATGAAGGAATCTTCAATGACAAAGGCAAAAGAATCATTGACAAGAAAACACAAGAGCCCAAGCCAGCCCCGAATCCAGAATGGCTCTTATTCGAAAAATGTATGCGTGGTGATACCAGCGATAATGTCTTCTCAGCGTATCCAGGTGTGCGTACTAAAGGCACAAGCAAAAAAGTGGGTCTCAGTGAAGCGTTCGAAGATCGTGGCAGCAAAGGATATGCGTGGAACAATCTCATGCTACAGAGATGGACTGATCACGAAGGCCGAGAACACAGAGTCCTAGAAGATTACGAACGCAATCGTAGATTGATCGACCTCAGTCATCAGCCCGATGACATCAAGGCCATTATCTCAGAGACCATTGCCGCGGCCACCAGCGCAGACAAAAATGTCAGCCAGGTTGGTCTTAGACTCATGAAGTTTTGTGGTCTGTATGATCTCAAGAAGATATCAGATCAAGCTGCAAGTTATTCGGAGCCATTGAATGCGAGGTATCTAATTGGAGAACGAAATGACTGATTTACACGCCAAACCTATAATAGATAACAAGTTTTGGATCGTTGAAGAGAATGGCGAGAAGATTGCTACTCTAAGAAAAAACGAAGACAACAGATTTGTAATGAGTAATCAAGATGGAATAAAAATCTACGAAACCAAAGAACACGTTACCAGAACATTCGGTAAAAAATTCTTTACTGTTAAGATTGTAAAAGAAAGTGAAAACGCCTTACCTAATGAGGTTCACAGTTATCCAACCAGCACAGCACCTCACAATGCCATGTTCGACATACGCAAAAAACTTCCACTGTTTACCAAAAGTCTAGATTCAAAAAGTTTGTATTGTGCAGGTTACTACACTATTAAATTTGAAAAAGGTTGGGTCAAGAGTTTCTGTCCTAAAAAGATCACCTTAGAAAGATATCCCTACCGTGGTCCGTTTAAAACAGAAATGGAAATGAAACAGGTGTTAGCTAATGTCTCAAAATAACATGCCTGCTGTGTTGCCTACAGTTGAGAAACTACTTCAACGAATAACAATGGCAGAAAAAAGTCAGCAGAAAGAAATAAGGATCACTATACAGGAAGCCAGAGATCTCACCGCCGAGCTGGCTATTTTTTCCGCAAAACTCGGCGGCACTGTGCAGCAGATACATGCAATGCTGGCTCAGATCAAAGAATCCAGTCAAAGTATAGACGTGAAACTCGACGGCGGCTCATTCTAAAAAGATAAATATATACGTGGTTAATTAGGAACCCGTATAAAATGTCGAGACCAAAACCAAAGATACTTTTAGAATATGCCAACAAAGAAACTTTCAAAGTCGAGCAGATACTGGACTCGGAAGCCATTTGGGCTGTTTTCTATCGACACCAACCGTTTAATCTAAAGAGTGGTAGCCTAGTAGCCAGCTATCCTGGTCCTAAATATAAGAAAGTATCATTCTCAAATCCTGGCCATGCACACAATCTGGCTAAAAAATTAAACAAACTTTTTAAAACCACAGACTTTGCTGTGGTAAAACTCACTGCCGGCGAAGAGGTTTCATAACATGAACTCTAAGGATGCCTACACTAGGGTGTTCTTACAGGCAGCAGAACTATCTATCGACGCTGATACAGTAAAACAATATAGATCTGTATGGTGGTGGAGTTTCAGAGAAAAGTCTCAAGGTGGGCTTAGATTGACCGAACAGGCCTTGCAGTTCATTGAAGAATATGCTAAAATCAAAACTTATAAAATAGATTTTCCAAAAGAATTTGCGTTCACTCCGCAGGTTTTGGTTTGGTTAGATCATTTTATTGATTCACCTTTTTACATCAATAAAAAACATATCATAGTTATGAAAGAAAAATCCGCTTTTGAACTGTACCTTTTTTCTGGTGATGTTGCCAAGCTGGGTCACACCAAGGCCATGTCTAAAAGACTAAGCCAAGAATTAACCCCCTAATCTAATTGACTTATAAATATTTTCACGATGTTTGATTTAAATCCTATTGATGTACTAAAACAGCGCAGGCTTAAGACCATTCCTCCCCACTTCAGCAAAATTGCTATCTCAGATAACGAAATTTTTGAAGGTGTAGAAGAATGGGTCAAGACCAAATTGAAAGGCCGCTATTGTTTGGCCAAACAACCAGGTATTGATAAATTTGGAAATCTGCGTTCTACTCATTATATAGGATTTGAAGATCAAAAAGAATTAACGTATTTCATGCTTGCATGTAACCATTTAAGGAGAACCTAATGTCAGAAGAAGTCAAAGACCAAGCACCCGAAGCTGTGGCACAAGTGCCAGAAACCGCCCCTGCACAGGGTCCAGATCTCAATGTCAGCGATCTTGCTGCGCTGAGAAGTATCATCGAAGTTGCTACACAACGAGGAGCGTTCAAAGCAGCAGAACTAGAAGCCGTGGGCAAAGCTTTCAACAAGCTGAACACCTTCTTAGAAGCTGTGGCTAAAAAGGAGGCCTAAAATGGCACGACCACTAAAACATATCGGTAGGATCAACAACACAGGAGTTAAAGTTCTTGTGGTATTTAGAACTCTACCTGGCGAATCAAACATGGCGTTGGTATTACCAGTTACACAACTAAGTGATTCCTATCACGATTCCATCATGACCATGGTAGAAACAGATCAATGTCAGGAAGCCTACGAACTAGGCGAAATGATGTTCATCCGTACATTCCCGGATGGTAGATCTATGTTACAGGCCATGCAGGCAGATGGCAGGTTGCAGAAAGTAGCTACAGATTCTGTGACTATGACTCCTACCACAAACGATACTGTGCTGTTAAGTAACTTGAACGTATTGATCGCAGAACAGAAAAACTGTGCCGTAGACGATCTGTACACTTTTGTAAAAGGTGCGCCCAAAGGCAAAGTCGAAGTCACGCAAGTAGCCGAAGTAACAGATCTAGCACCTGCCGTAGACACTGATGTTCCTGTACCAATTAGGGCACAGGCTGCTACCAACGCTGTGCTCACAGACAAGGATATCGCTAAGAGCTATCGCAGTCAAGCAGATGCCATGTACAAAGAAGCAGCAAGGTTACGTAAAGAAGCAGAAGTACTAGATCCAGTCGTAAAGAAAACTACAAAGGCTAAAGATACTGTAGATGCCTAATGCTTTGTTTAGGCCACCTCGACATCTTGTCAAAGAGTGGCCAGAAGTTTTCGAAGATCTCTATATGAATACCATGCCTGTGGCATACCTAGATCTAGTACATCTAGAATTCAAAGATGGTAGGATATGGGAAATAGATGTTCATACCGAATTAGAAAAACAAAGACCGGAAGATATTGCCGATATCCTACTCAACACTCTTCAAGAATACAAAAACGAAATTACAAAAATAGATTTCAAAGTCGATGTTGAAAGATTAAAATTAGATATCAAGAAACAATCCAAAGATATACTTTAAAATATTTGTTGATCATTATAAAAAATAGAAAGTATTGTTGAATCGCTACTTTTAAAAATATTAATATTGTTATCTACTAAATTTCCAATCGGAAAACGATTCAGAGTTTTATAAGTATTATGATAATAGTCTTGCCATTCACTCTTGTCAATGATCTGTTTCATAGTTTTAAATGGATCTATCAGTAACGAAGGCGTAAAAAAAAGATTTCCAGTGATATCATCACATTGATTATTATCGTAATCAAGCCACGATCTAATCATATCCTTGCCTAAAATATCTTCATTTAACCAAACAGTGTAATCATAAGATTCTATAAGAGGATCAAAACTATCT